TGCATGATGAGTTTGAAGGTAGTGATGGTAGCCTGCAAACTAAAGGTAAATGCAGTGTTAGTATTACATATTCAAAGGATAATGTAGCTATTGGTCATACTGGTATTAACGTTAATGCAGGACCGAAAGCTCCTAACTTTGCTTATAGCACTAAGCTAACTGATGAACAAGTACAAGAATTTATGCAAGATGTAATCGATTTATTTTATGCAATTAATGATGATATGTTTATTGCTACTACTAAAATTAATCTATGACGATATTCCAATATATAAATAGCTTACTTTTTAGTAAGAAAAAAATAGATATGAACTGTGATGATGAATCACAGTTTAATCTTTTTATGGTGAATAGATGGACTAGTATGTATTCGAAAGAGTTAAATGAATATATAAACGAAACTACTAATAAGTATTGGAATTTATTTGACGATAAATTATCTCAATATAATTATATCTATTCCATATTACCACGGTTAAAATTTAAAAGATTAAACTATCTAAAGAAAATTAAAAAAGAAAAAAAGAGTAAAGAAGAAAAACCATTAATACCAGAATTCTTCAGTCAAAGAGAATATAAACAACTTGTTGAATTAAAAAATTTTATAAGTAAATAGTTATATGGCAGAAGCAAATATTGATGTATTAGCACCTAAGAAGAGTATAATTGATTTAGGTGGAGCTCATAATGATTCATTAGATGGTATCATTGATGAAGATTATGAATTAGGTTTTATTTTTGATGATATTATTTTAGTTGAATTTATAGATGAAGTATCGGATGGTCAAGGCGATGCTGTCATGAGAGGTGGGGTTTATATACCAACTAATTCGGTTCAAAGAGCATGGAGAAAAGCTAAGGTAATACTAGCTGGTCCTGAATGTAAATATATTAAGGGTGGTGAAATTGTAATCTTTCCTAATAATCTCGGTGTAGGTATTGCAAACGCAGATATTTCAGGTTACGGTGCACTTAAAAAAGGTGTTTTTTTAAATGAGAGTAGATTATTTGGGGTAGCTAAAAAGAAGAATGAAAGTAAATCTACTGAGTCTTAGAAATACTTTACAGGGTAATGTCTGTGAAATAATTTTTGAGAAACGAAGACCTAAACCAGGAGATAGTTCTCAAAGAAGAATGCTATGTACTTTAGATGAAGGTCTTCTGAATAGTGTTAATGGTAGAACTACATTAAATTATAAACCACCATCAGGTCCTCCTAAATATAACCCTTCAAGTAAAAACTTATTACCAGTATGGGATATTATGATGCAAGGTTGGAGAATGGTATCATTAGATAATTGTGAAATAGTGAATACTATACCTGAAAATGATTTTTTTGAATATTTTAATAAAAATATTTATCCTATGTCTGCGGATGAAAAGAGAAACTATATGGGTACATGAAATTTGAAACTATAGAAAAAGATTTAACTAATTTACTGTTAAGGGATATTATAATTTATATTAATCCGCAAAAACCTTTAAAACGAGGTAAATTAAAACTTTTTAAAATTAAAGATTTTTATTTTAGTTTATCACTCGAAAATGATAGAGGTGATTTAAAACAATATGAAATACCTTTCCCGTTTAATACAAAAACTGGTTATAGGCATATGGAATTCGACTACCGTATAGATGAATTTGCTAAAAATAATGAATTTGTTTTATTTAAAAGTAAAGTTTTAAACTTTGAAAAAAAGAGCAAGTTATATAATAACATAGTTGTTTTATCAGCAGTCTGATATTATAATTAATGTATGCTGAGTCGATATCTTAATAAATTTCCTGATGGGTATAATCCTAGTACTCAGCAGATTAATTTAATTAAAAAGATAGAACATGCATTTAATAAAGGCCATAAATTTGTTATTTGTAGTGCACCTACTGGTAGCGGTAAGAGTTTTATATCAAAAACATTAGCTAATATGTCTAATAAAGCTACTGATGGCTTTGAGGAATTAATTGAAAGTTATGATGCTTTTAAAATGGATAATGTTGGTAATTATATTAATGAACCAGAATGTTTAGATGAACCAGCTAGCGGAGCTTTTGCATTAACTATAACTAAATCTTTACAAGATCAATATTTAGAATTATTTGATGATAGTAAGGTTATGAAAGGTAAGAGTAACTATATGAGTACTTTAAACCCTGATATAGATGTAGAAATGGAAACATCTGTTATGCCTCGTAAGATATTAGAAGATCATAGAAAAGCTCATAAATGTAATTATCATAATGCACGTAATGAAGGTTTGATTGAAAAGTTCGGTGTATTAAATTATAAAATGTTTTTATCTTTACCAGGGCATGTTAAACGTAAAAATTTTATTATATGTGATGAAGCATCTGAACTTGAAGATGAAATAGTAAAACAATATTCAGTCTTTATTGACCCTGATCGTTTAAAATTATTAGGAGTAAAGGTACCAAGTTTATATTCAGATAAGCATGAAAGTATATATAAATGGATATGCTCTTGTGTATTAGAAGTTAGTGAATATATTAATACTTTAACTAATAGGAGTAATAATAAAGATTTAAAACTTAGTAATAGTGATAATATAAAATTAAGCTATCTTAAAAACTTGCATAGAAGTTTAAATTTAATAAATGAAACTTGGGAAGAATGCGAGTATGTAGTTCAAAGAGAAGGCAAAACTGCAAGAGTTATGCCTTTAAAGGTAGATGTATTATCGAAATATATTTTTAAGTATGCTGATAATATATTATTAATGTCAGCTACTATTATTGATCATAAGCATTTTGCTAAAAGTTTAGGTATAAAGCAATATGAATATGTGGAGTCTGATAGTACTTTTGATCCTCAAAAAGCTCCTATCTATATCAATACAAAGCAAAAGATTAATCATTATAATCTTAAAAAGACTTTACCTAAGATAGTAAAGCAGATAGAAGAGATATGCAATCAGCATGAGTTTGAAAAAGGCATTATTCATACCCATACAGGATTTATAGCATCTTACTTACAAAATAATTTAAAGAGTAAACGTTTTCTATATAGAGATAAAGAAACAAGAAATGAAGAAATATTAAGACAGCATTCAAAGAGTAAGAACCCGACTGTGTTGGTTAGCCCATCTTTAGGTTTAGGTATTGATTTAAAAGATGATTTAGCAAGATTTCAAATAGTAATTAAAGCCCCTTACTTACCGTTAGGTGATAATAGAATTAAAAAATTATTTGAATTAGATAAACAATGGTATTCAAATAAGATGTTAAGTAATGTTGTACAGCAATGCGGTAGGGGTATACGAAGTAAGCAAGATCATTGTAAGACTTATATTTTAGATGCAAGTGTTTTTGAAGCTATTATTAAGAATAAAGATAAATTGCCTAAATACTTTATAGAACGATTTGTATAATGCAAACATTTGAAGAATATATTATAGAAGAAGGTAAACTTGGAAGAGCATTAGCTATTGGTTCTTTAGCTGCTTCTTCAGCATTCGGTAACTTTGTACAAGATTGGTCAAAAAACTATCAAACTTCTCAAGATCCTAAAAAAGAAGCAAGGGCTGAAGCAGTGTTGAAAGCAGGATTTAAAGTACCATCTGAAGCAGTTAAACCTATTAATACAGCATCATTTATATTTGACGGTGATGACGGTCACAGTGCTGCAGAAATAAAAGATTATTTAGAAAAAACTGGAGCAGTTGAATCAGGTTATAGAACTAAAACTCAAATGGGTGGAGGGCCTGCTAGAAGTTATTGGCAAGTTGAACCAGCAACTGCAATGGACTTAGTTAAAAATTCATCAGCATATTTTGGTCCTAAATTTAGAAAAATATTTGGTGAAGATGCCTTGAAAACTCTTCAAGGTTTAAATGAGCAGCAAATGGCTGACTTATTATTAAAAAACGATACTTTAGCTGCTACGATGGCTGCTGCTGTTTGGATCCGTTCTTCTTGGTAGGTAATTTAAATTTAATAGTTTTAGATTTACCCCCTGGTTGACCTTTAAAACCTGATATGGCTTTAGTACTATGAGGATCATTTAATTGAGGGTTAACAGTACCATATTTACCTTTAGATCTTTTTGTTGGTCTTTTTGTATCTACTGGAGCTTTAAAATCTTCTAATATATCTTTAACTAAGGTATTGAAATCCATATATTTATATTTATAATAAGATATGGTTAAGTCCTTAAAGGTTAAATGTATAGTTACAGGTAAAGAGAGTTTATTTTCTGGTGATTACCTAAAAAAGAAAATTGAAGAGTATAATGATGTAGATAATTTACAAAGACTTTATATTAGTAGAGATGTTAAAACTTTATTTAAAAGAGGTTATGGTGTAAATGAAATAAGAAATATATTAAATGTTGCTGAAGATATTAATATACCAGATAATGATATCATTGAAAAACTTGAAGAGAAGTTTAAAAGTAACAGTTTAAAAATACCTACTATAAATGAAAATTTATCTTCATTTACCTATAATAAATCCGATCCGGAAGTGGAATCTTTTATAAATAAATATATAATTAAGATATGAATCTAGTACCAAGAATAGAAGGAAGTAAGTTAATCATCTTTGACGCAAATAATGGTTCAATCCAGCATACTGCAGAACTACCAGGGAATTGTACTTATAGCGGACCAGTGGTAACTGGTGATACCACGACAGTCACTATCCACCCTAAAAACGGAAGCAAGGATAAAATTAGGGTTTATAGTATAAAAGGGGCATCTTTAAAAAGAGAAATTAATTTATAATGATAGATGTATCTTTAGTTGAAGCTCCTGTATCTATTGATGAGTTTATATATGAAACCCCTATTAAACCTTCTATATTTTTAGGTTTTATCATAAAAAATGAATATGATAATAAACGTTTAGATATTAATAAAAAATATAATCCAAGCAAGTTTATTAGGATGTATAAACAAAATGGTAAAATAGAAGTTTTACCTTTATATGGTATTTGCTTTGAGCTAAACGATTTAGGTAAAAGTATTGCATCTACTATAAAACAACAAGAAGAATCATATGATATTAATTTAGTAGTGTATCAAAATTTATTAAATGAGTACTCATTATCGTGTAATGATTGTTATGGTCATTTTAGAAGTGGTGTTTACCCTATAGACTTTAATAAATTTAGATATTTAACAGACGATAATATTGGTAAAGATAAAAAGATATTACAGCATATGCTAAATTTAAATGATAATAAGTTTGACTTTCAAAAATTTGGTTCTATTATAGCATTAATAATAACATAATAATTTAAATAAAATATATGAATATAAGAAAAAGAAGCGGTGAATCTGTCCCATATGATGTAGATAAAATACACAAGATAGTTAACTGGGCTGTAAATGATATCAAAGGAGTTACAGCTTCTGATATTGAAATAAATGCTAATCTTCAAAAGAAAGAAGGAATGACCACTGCTGAAATACATAACGTGTTAATTGATTCTGCAGTTAATCTTATTAGTCTAACTAATCCTAACTATCAATATGTAGCTTCAAGACTTTTATCTTATCAATTACGTAAAGATGTATGGGGAGGAAAAAATCCTCCTAAGTTAGTAGACTTTATTAATAAGAATGTTCACGAGTATGATGTATATGATGAAGATATTTTAATGCTTTATTCTGATAAAGAGATCAATAAGCTTGATGAATATATTGACCATGAGAGGGATAATTTATTTACTTACGCTGGTATGCGTCAGTTATGTGATAAGTATCTTATTCAGGATAGATCTGAAACTAAAATTTTTGAAACCCCTCAGTTTGCTTATATGATTATTGCAATGGTATGTTTTGGTCAGTATGAAGGTGCTACTCGTATGTCGTATGTAAAGAAAGCTTACGACTACTTTTCTAAGTTTAAGATTAATTTACCAACACCTTTAATGGCTGGTGTTAGGAGTAAAGTTAGGCAATATGCATCATGCTGTTTAATTGATGTTGATGATACATTGCCATCTATATTTTCTTCATCAACAGCAGCTGGTTATGCTACAGGTTCTCGCTATGGTATAGGTTTAAATATAGGACGGATACGACCAATAAATTCTCCTATACGTAATGGTGAAGTAGTCCATACTGGCGTTATACCTTTTTTAAAGTTAATGGAATCAACAGTTAAGTCATGTCATCAAAATGGTATAAGAGGCGGATCTGCTACTGTTAACTTTCCTTTCTGGCATTATGAAGTTGAAGATATGATAGTATTGAAAAACAATTCGGGTACTGATGATAATAGAGTTCGTAAGTTAGATTATTGTATTCAGTTTAGTGAATTATTTTATAAAAGATTTTTAAAAAATGAAAATATAACTCTTTTTTCTCCATATGAAGCAAAAGAATTATATGATGCATTTGGTCATAAAAACTTTGATGAATTATATGAGCAGTATGAACGTAAGACAAGTCTTAAGTTTAAGAAAAGTATCAAAGCTAGAAAGCTTATGTCGTTATTTGTTAAAGAAAGAGTAGAAACTGGACGTATATACTTTATGAATATTGATCATTGTAATCAAAGATCAGCATGGGATGATGATATTAAGATGACTAATCTTTGCGTAGAAGTATTACACCCAACTAAACCTTTACAACACCCTGATGATAAGAATGCTGAAATAGGTATTTGTATTTTATCAGCTATTAATGTATTAGAGATTCAATCTGATGCAGAGATGGAAAAGGTATGTGATATAATAGTTAGAATTTTAGATCAGCTTATAGATTATCAAGATTATTTCTTACCTGCAGCAGAAAACTTTACTAAAAATAGACGATCATTAGGTATAGGTATTACCAACTTTGCTGCTTATCTTGCAAAGCAAGGGGTAAAATATACTGATAATGAAGCTCCTAATGTTGCAGATGAATTAATGGAAAAAATTCAGTATTATTTATTAAGTGCATCTTGCGATTTATCTAGTGAAAAGGGTAGGTGTCCTAAATTTAATAAGACGAAATATAGCCAAGGCTGGTTACCTATTGATGGTTATAAGAAGGAAATAGATGAATTTGTAACTAGAAAACATTCAATGGATTGGGAAGGTTTAAGAGAAAGAATTAGAGAGTTTGGACTAAGGCATAGTACGGTATCAGCTATAATGCCCTGCGAGAGCTCTTCAGTAATTCAGTGCTCTACTAATGGCATAGAACCTATTAGATCTTATATTACCTATAAGAAATCAAAAGCTCGAACATTACCAGTTATTGTACCTAATTACTCTTCTTATAAAAATAAATATACTCTTGCATATGATATGGAAGATAATCAAGGTTTAATTAGGATAGTTGGAGCATTGCAAAAATGGGTTGATATGAGTATAAGTGCTAATATGTATTATAATTATGCTCATTATGAAAAAGGAGCTTTACCTGATTCAAAAGTTATAAAAGAAATTTTACTTGCTTATAAACTTGGTTGGAGAACTGGTTATTATAATAATACTGATGATGGGGATAAGCAGAGCTTAAATGATGAGGAACAGAAAGATAATATTGAAGAAGGATGTGAATCAGGTGCATGCGCACTCTAAATATATTAACTATGGCAGATAAAGAAGAAAAATGGGCTGAAAATGTAGAAGGAGCTTTCTATGTCGACGAACAATGCATTGATTGTGATCTATGCAGAGAAACTTCCCCATCTAATTTTACTAGAGAAGAAGATGGTGGTTATTCGTATGTATATAAACAACCAGAAAATGATGAAGAATTAGAATTATGTATTGAAGCAATGGAGGGTTGCCCAGTTGAAGCAATAGGAAATGATGGATAATAAATTTATGGATACAGTATTAAATGTTAAAAATGTTGACACTACTAAGCAACCTATGTTCTTAGGAGAAGATTTAGCTTTGCAAAGATATGACAGATTCAAATATCCTAAGTTTTTTGATCTATGGAGAAAGCAAGAAGAGTTTCATTGGTTACCAGAAGAAGTATCTTTAACTAAGGATCGAAATGATTATGAAAACTTAAATGATACCGAGAGATTTATCTTTAATAGTAATCTTAGATGGCAAACTATGACAGATAGTATGCTTTCCAGAAGTATTCATAATATAAAAAATTATGTATCTAATCCCGAGTTAGAAATATGCATGACTAGCTGGGCTAGATTTGAAACTATACATAGTTATTCTTATACATATACTTTGCAAAATATTGCAAAAGATGCAACTGCATTTTTTGATTCTATATTAGAAGATAAAGAGATTACTAAAAGAGCTACTGAAATAAGTCAAGCTTACAATACTCTCCTGGGTGATGATGAAGGAGACATTAAACAAAAAATATTTAACGCAGTTTTATCTACTCAAATAACAGAAGGTTTAGCATTTTATGTTTCATTTGCATGCTCATACTTTTTTGGTTATAAAGGTAAGATGGAAGGTAATGCTAAAATTATTTT